TTTTGAGCCTATTTGAGCCCCATATTTAATATAGAGAGTAAATACACTTGACAGCCTTACCATAGGTAATAACTTTTATAGGAGAATTAAAAATGGCAGACCTAAATAAATTTGAACAAATGCTTGAAAAACTTGTTAATGAAGACAAGTCAGGCGCAGAAGAATTATTTCATGAAATTGTAGTTGAAAAATCACGTGACATTTACGAAGCATTGCTTGAAGCTGATCTTGAAGTAGATGAAGCTGAAGAAGATGAAAAAGATGAAGACGAAGAAGTAGATGAAGCTGCTGACGAAGAAGTAGATGAATCAGAAGATGATGCAGAACTTGAAGAAAATTTTAATCTAGACGAATTTGAAGTTGAAGCTGATCCAATGGACGCAATGATGGGCGACATGGAAGTTGATGGCGGCGAAGGCGGCGAAGAAGAAATGCCAGCAATGGGCGACATGGGCGACGCAGAAGGCGAAGCAGAAGTTGAAGACCGTGTTGAAGATCTAGAAGATGCATTAGAAGATCTTAAAGCAGAATTTGAAAAAATGATGTCAGGTGACGACGAAGACGAAGGCGAAGAAGACGAAGGCGAAGAAGAAATGCCAGCAATGGATATGGACGCTGAAGAAGAGCCAGAAGAAGAAGCATTCCAATACGAAGCAGCTGAAGAAGATGATGACGAAGAAGTTGAAGAAACTAACAAGTCAGAATCTGAAACAATGCGCGAATATGTTGAAAAAGTAACAGCAACAATGGGCGACAACGGTGTAAACACTACGTCAACTACTGCAAAGCCAAACAACATGGGCGGAACATCTGCTAACATCGCAAAAGGCGGAACAGCAGACGAAAAAGGTACAACTGGCGGTTTAGCTGCTCCTAGTGCCAAAGAAGATAACGCTGGAAACGTAAATGTTCCTGGCGCTAAAGGTGCTACTAAGACAGCATCACAACCTGGTCATGGCGCTGAGAAAAAGGGCAAACCAGAGACTGCTGACAAAGCTGCTAGTTCACCGTTAAACGGCGCACCAAAGCGAGCTAAGTAAGCAGTATAAAATAAGGACGTTTGAATGAAAAACCTACGAGAACACCTAAGTTTCGACCAAGCGAAAATAATCGTTGAGTCTGCTAACGAAGGAAAAGACTTGTATATGAAAGGTATCATGATACAAGGCGGAGTACGCAATGCTAACCAGCGTGTGTATCCTGTAAATGAAATTGGCAGGGCTGTCAAAACTCTCAGCGAGCAAATCGAGGGTGGATACAGTGTACTCGGAGAAGTCGATCATCCAGAAGGACTTAATATTAACCTAGACCGTGTAAGTCATATGATATCCGAAACTTGGATGGATGGCCCAAACGGTTACGGCAAACTAAAAATACTACCTACACCGATGGGACAACTAGTTAAAACAATGCTTGAAAATGGCGTTAAACTAGGAGTTTCATCGCGTGGTAGTGGTAATGTAAGCGAAGACGGTAGCGGTAACGTTAGCGACTTTGAAATAATAACAGTGGACGTTGTGGCCCAGCCTAGCGCCCCTGGAGCATATCCTACACCTATTTACGAGCATTTAATGAATGCACGTGGTGGGATGAAGGCATATGAATTGGCACAGGCAACTAAGCACGACCCACAGGCACAAAAATACTTAAAAGAATCTCTGATTAATATAATCAGCAGACTCCAATAAAAGGAGAAAATATTATGTTGGACGCACTAAAAACACTTTTCGAAAACGATGTAGTTTCTGAAGAAGTACGTGCAAACATCGAAGGCGCATGGGAGCAAAAGATTCAGGAAAACAAAATGCAGGCAACTGCTGAGTTACGTGAAGAATTTGCTAAAAAGTACGAGCACGATAAGTCAACTATGGTTGAAGCTATCGACTCTATGATCTCAGAACGTCTTGCAGAAGAAATTGCTGAGTTTGCAGATGATCGCAAACAGCTAGCTGAAGCAAAAGCAAAGTATGGAGTAGCAATGCGTGAAAATGCAAAGCTAATGAAACGCTTTGTAGCTGAGTCACTAGCTAAAGAAGTAACGGAACTGCATGAAGATCAAAAGGCAATTGCTAGTAAATTTGGCATGCTTGAGAACTTTATCGTTGATGCACTTGCAAAAGAGATTGCAGAATTCCACGAAGATAAGAAGGATTTAGCTGAAACTAAGGTAAAACTTATTAAAGAAGCTAAAATTAAATTTGCAGAAGTTAAAACTAGCTTCGTAGCAAAAGGTGCTTCAAAAGTATCTGCTATTGTTGAAAGAACACTTAAAGGTGAGATTACAGCATTAAAAGAAGATATTGAAGAAGCAAGAAAGAATGATTTCGGTCGTAAAATGTTTGAAGCGTTTGCTTCAGAATATGCAACAAGCCATCTGAACGAAAATTCAGAAACTGCAAAATTAATGCAAGTTGTTGCGTTGAAAGACAAACAATTAGTTGAAGCAAAAGCATTTGCTACTAAAGCAAAAGTACTAGCTGAATCTAAGTCAACCGAAATTAAGCGTATAACGGCAATTGCTGAACGCAAAAACAGACTTAATGATTTATTAACACCTTTGAATAAAGGGCAGAAAGAAATCATGACAGACTTACTGGAATCAGTACAAACTGGAAGACTTCAACAGTCTTTTGATAAGTACCTACCATCAGTTATTGATGGACAAGCTCCGGCGAAGAAGGCGGTCTTATCAGAGGCAAAAGAAATCACAGGCAACAGAAACACAACAACTAACGCTAGTTCAAAGCAAGATGATAATGTCATTGACATTAGACGTTTAGCTGGTTTAAATTAAGGAGAAAACTATGTCGGAACTACTAGAAAGCCGCTGGTCAGATACAAAAAACGCACTACTTGAGGGCCTAAGTGGCACCAAGAAATCTGTAATGGCCACAACACTTGAAAATACTCGTAAGTATCTTTCAGAATCAGCAACAGCTGGAGCAACATCCGCTGGTAACGTAGCTACACTTAACCGTGTAATCCTACCTGTTATTAGACGTGTAATGCCTACTGTTATTGCAAACGAACTAGTCGGTGTGCAGCCAATGACTGGTCCAGTGGGACAAATCCACACATTACGTGTTCGCTACAGCGACACATTCAACGCAGGCGCATCTGGTGCAACTGCTGGTGAAGAAGCACTATCACCATTCAAGATTGCTGAATCTTATTCAGGCGCAACATCCGGTAAAGCAGCTTCCACTGCTGCACTAGAAGGCGCAGCTGGTAATAAACTAAGCATCCAAATCTTGAAGCAAACTGTTGAAGCAAAATCACGCAAGCTATCCGCTCGCTGGACTTTTGAATCAGCACAAGACGCACAGTCTATGCATGGTATTGATGTTGAAGCAGAAATCATGGCAGCTCTTGCACAAGAGATTACTGCTGAGATTGACCAAGAAGTTCTTGGTTCACTAAGTACACTTGCTGGCGCAGCTGGTTCTACTTTCAACCAAGCTACTGTTTCTGGTACTGCTACTTTTGTTGGTGACGAGCATGCTGCTTTAGCTGTTCTAATCAACCGTGAAGCAAACAAGATCGCACAACGTACACGTCGTGGCGCAGGTAACTGGGCAGTTGTTAGTCCATTCGCACTAACAATCCTACAATCTGCAACTACTTCTGCGTTTGCACGTACAACAGAAGGTACGTTCGAAGCTCCAACTAACACTAAGATGGTTGGTACATTGAACAATGCAATGAAAGTTTATGTTAACACATATGCTGCTGATGCATCAGACATTCTTGTTGGATACAAAGGTTCAAGCGAATCAGATGCAGCGGCATTCTATTGCCCATACATCCCGCTAATGAGCTCAGGCGTTGTACTTGACCCATCAACATTCGAACCAGTCGTATCATTTATGACACGTTACGGATATGTTGAGTTAAACAACACAGCGTCATCTTTGGGTAACGCTGCTGACTACCTAGCTAAAGTTGACATGTCAACTCATGCTGCTAACGTAAGCTTCCAGTAAGCTTTAACTTTAGTTAAGTAACACAAAAAAAGGCACTTCGGTGCCTTTTTTATTGACTTTTTTTTAATTAAATGGTTGACAGACGTTCTTATCAGTGCTATTATATATACATAGCTAGGAGATATCCTTTGTTATGATAGTGCAAGGAACAAGCAACATCAACGTTGCAAACTTGGCTGACACCTGTAGTGGGACTGTATGAGCGTAGAGATACGAAGATATGGATTTTGGACTTAACGGTTCGATGTTAGGCGCTCCGACTTATAAATGAGTTGATAAGGAGTTGTTGGTAATCATTAATCCCA